TCAATTTGAATCTATTGTTTCGCCGAAAAGAGTTGCCGAAGTAAAACCGGTTATCTTAACTTTTACAAATTCCCCTATGCGATGGCTATTCTTGTTGAATATAACCACTTTATTCTGCTGATTACGACCAAATAACTGCTCTCTTGAACGCTTGGAGAATCCCTCGATAAGTACTTCGAATTCCTTACCCATATCTTTTTCATTACTGCTGCGTGAAAGCTCTAGTTGTAAATCTATTATTTCCTGTAACCTTCGTGTTTTAATATCTTCAGGTACATTATCCTCAAGTTTTTTAGCTGCATACGTTCCCGGGCGCTCAGAATATTTAAACATGAATGCAGAGTCGAATCCAACCTCTCTCATAAGTGAAAGAGTTTCATTGTGATCCTCTTCGGTTTCTGTATGGAATCCGCACATAATATCTGTGGAAATACCGCAATCAGGGATAATCCTTTTAATGGCTGCAATTCTTTCCATATACCACTCTCTGTTGTATCTCCTGTTCATCAGCTTCATCATTCGTGAGCTTCCTGATTGAACCGGTAAATGAATATAGTTTGCAAGATTTTTGTATTTTGCAATTGTTTCCAATGTTTCATCATTCATATCCCAGGGATGTGAAGTGGTAAATCTAATACGCATTTCCGGCGCTGCTTCTGCCACCATTGCCAGCAGATCGTGAAAGTCAACTTTTGTTTCTCCGTTCCTATATCTGTATGAGTTCACATTTTGACCTAAAAGTATTACTTCCCTAAACCCCTTCTCCTGCATATTCTTAAGCTCATTAAGAATACTTTCAGGCTCTCTGCTTCGCTCGCGTCCTCTGGTATATGGCACTATACAGTAGGTGCAGAATTTGTCGCATCCGCGCATAATTGAGAGATATCCCGATATGTTACTGCCATTCATTTTTAGTGGCATTACATCCTTATATGTTTCGGTTTTGGAAAGCTCCACATTCATGGCTTTTTCACCCTGTTCGGCTGCACCAATAAGATTTGGTAAATCGAGATATGCATCCGGACCAACCACCACATCAACATTATGGTTATCAATCAAGTCTGATTTTGCCCTTTCAGCCATACATCCCAATACTCCAAGAATGAGATTATTCTTTTTCTTTCTTCTTAGTGAATTAAAATATTCGAGCCTCTGGATAACTTTTTGTTCCGCATTTTCTCTTATTGAGCAGGTGTTTACGAAAATAGCATCTGCCTCACTATCCTTGTCTGTAAGGCTGTATCCATCCATTTCCATAATAGATGCAACCACCTCGGTGTCGGCAATATTCATCTGGCAACCGTAGGTCTCTATGTAAAGTTTTTTGTCTTTAATTTCAGAATTCATCTTCACTCTGTTAATTAATAATATACTGTGATTTTTGAACTAATGCTATTAAAATAGCATTTTTGCAGTCTAAGAAAAGTTAAATACAAAGATTAAAAGCATATTATGTTGCATAATAATCATTCTTGTCTTATTTTTGCATTAAGGAAAAAATAAAAATTTTTTCATAGTTAAGGTTTTGGTTAAAGTTTCGAGAGTGACTGTGAAGTTGCTCTCGATTTTTTTTATCACCAAACTCACCTTAATTACATAAAAATAGACTATTTTTGTCTAGTTGCAAAATTAATAAAATTATGGAAATAGGCGACCTTATTTATGTAATCCTTCTGTTACTTTTTATGATATTGGGGTTTTTTAATGATTCCAGGAAGAAAAAAGAACAGCAAAAACAGCAACAGGAACCGAATCCCAACCTCAGACCGGTAAATAGGGATATTACAAAATCTATACCTCCTCTTTTGTCCGAAGATCAACGGAAGATATTTGAGTTTGAAAATGAGAAAAGATTAAAACAAATAAACCGGGAAAAAGAAAAACGTGTTAAAGAAGGTGGCTTTGCATTTACTTCCTCTATGGAACTAACTACAGATTTTAAGAAAGAGTCGTCTTTAGAAAACTCTAAATTCAGTAATTATGCAGATACATTATATGATCTGGACTCAGATATGATCGAATCAAACAACCCTGAGCCTGACAATCCCGAAATGCCTGAAGTACCCGGTGATAACAGTTATGTAATGCATCCCGTAGTTGAAGAACTACATGGGCCTGACAAGAAAAAGGAGTTGGTAAATGGAGTTGTTTTTAGTGAGATCTTAAAAAGGAAGTATTGAGTGTGATGCTACACAATTTAATCGGTAAATCAGATAATCAATAAAATAGTAAATAAAAAATATTCTTATGGCTTTAAAATTTATTAGTGCTGAAGAGGCTGCATCACTTGTTAAAGATAATGATAACGTCGGTTTCAGCGGATTCACTCATGCAGGTTGCCCAAAAGTTGTACCTGTTGCAATTGCCAAACAAGCTGAAGAAGAGCACGCAAAAGGCAATTCTTTCAAAATTGGGGTATTCACCGGTGCATCCACAGGTGATTCAATTGATGGATCACTTACCAGGGCAAAAGCTATTAAAATGCGCACTCCATATCAAACTAACAAGGATATGCGGGCAGCTCTTAATAATGGAGAGTTTGATTTTTTCGATCTCCATCTTTCCCAATTAGCTCAGGAGATACGTTATGGATTTCTGGGAAAAATAAATGTAGCTGTTGTTGAGGCATGTGATGTGACTGAAAGTGGAGAAATAGTTCCTACAACCGGAGTTGGCATCACACCAACTATTTGTCGTTTGGCTGATATTGTAATTGTTGAACTGAATAAAAAAGTTCCAACTAAACTTCGCGGGATTCATGATCTTTATGAGTTGCAAGATCCGCCAAAGCGACGTGAAATACCAATTTATGAAGTTCAAAACCGCGTCGGTCTGGAGTATGTAAAGGTAGATCCTTCAAAGATATATGTGGTTGAAACAGACAAAGAAGCTGAAGGAGGAGGTTTTGCACCTGTTGATGAAGTTACTGCCAGAATTGGTAATAATGTAGCAGACTTTTTTGTTTCAGAGCTTAAAGCAGGCAGAATACCTGCACATTTTCTGCCCATTCAGTCAGGAGTAGGTAATATAGCAAATGCAGTTCTTGCATCTATGGGAAGTAATCCTGCTATACCCCGTTTTGAAGTCTATACGGAAGTTATTCAGGATGCAGTAATTGATATGATGCAACAAGGTAATATATCATTTGCAAGCGGCTGTTCACTAACAGTGAGTAATAAAGTTTTGAATAAGTTTTATGATGATCTGTCGTTCTTTAAAAATAAACTTGTACTAAGACCTTCAGAAATATCCAATAATCCCGGACTTGCTCGCAGATTAGGAATCATTGCACTTAATACCGCTATTGAGGTGGATATTTTCGGAAATGTCAATTCAACTCATGTAAACGGTACCAAGATGATGAATGGAATAGGAGGGTCGGGCGACTTTACACGCAATTCTTATCTCTCCATATTTCTTACTCCTTCTACTGCTAAGAACGGTACCATCAGCTGCATAGTGCCAAAAGCTACGCACGAGGATCATAACGAGCACTCTGTTAAGATTATTGTTTCGGAGTACGGAGTTGCTGATCTAAGAGGAAAAGGACCAAGAAACCGTGCTATAGAGATAATTGAAAAATGTGCTCATCCGGATTATCGTCCACTTCTGCATGATTATCTCAACCGTGGAGTAAAAGGACACATACCTCAGGATTTGTATGCCTGCTTTGCATTTCATCATGCTCTTAAGAAAACAGGAAGTATGTTGAATGCAGATTTCTCTAAATACAAACAGTTCTGAAAGTAAATGCAAGCAGTTCTTATAGAGAAATTAGATTATAAATAAATGAAGCGTTCCGTTTGGAACGCTTTTTTTGAATAAAGTTATGAACTTTTAAAGTTATTCTTAACTTTGATATATTTATTATAATAGAATATAAAAGCAAATCGTAATTTAGGAATATACATGAAAAAAACAGTTGCGATTATTGTAATAACTATACTTGGATTGACAAGTGTAATAGCTGCCGATATCAAATTTTTATCACCTGATAAAAATTTAGAACTCCGGATAAATGTAGAAAAAGGTGTTACCGCCAGTCTGTTTTCTGAAAATATAAAAGTGTTTGATATTGAAAATATTCAATTAGATACAGATAGGGGAATTATTCCTTCTGAAAATTCAAGGATTAGGAGAGTAAGGGAAAATTCGGTGAATAGAATAATAAAACCTGACATAAAAGAAAAACGGTCTGAAATTCCTGAGCAATACAATGAGACAACAATTGAATTAAGTGATAGGAGCAAATTGCAGTTCAGGCTATACAATAATGGGTTAGCTTATCGTTTCATTCTTGACTTACCCGGTAAAATAAAAGTAAACGACGACAGGGCTGATTTTCGTTTTGATAATAATGCAGAACTAATCTACCAGAAAGACCTCAACAATCCGAACAGTGATTATGAGAAGCCTTATGTAACAACTCCAATTACAGAAATGGAGGTTAATGATATGGGTAATCTGCCGGCATTAGTGAAAAATGACGCAGGTCAGTTTATCCTTTTTATGGAGGCCGGCACTAAGGATTATCCCGTTATGTGGATAAAAAAATCTACCGATTGTTTATCTTCTCATTATTGGGGTGTTCCAAGCGGATATAATGATAAAGGTAATTCACACAATAGAAAACGTACAACAGGTAATAAGGATTATGTTGCTGAAATTGATGGCTCCCGAAGTTTGCCATGGAAGGTATTTGCTTTCGCTGATAAATCATCTGATTTGTTGACAAATCAGATGATTTACCTGTTAGGCGAAGAGTGTAAAATTGAGGATACTTCATGGATTAAACCAGGGTGGGTAACCTTCGACTGGTGGTCTCGCCGTGGTATTCATGGTGTTGACTTTAAAGCAGGAGTGAATAATGAAACAGCAAAATATATGATAGACTTTGCTCATGAATTCGGAATTCGTTATTTTCTGTTTGATGACGGGTGGACACTAAACGATGATCTGACAGAAGCTATTCCTGAACTTGATATTGCTGAAGTGGTGAAATATGCAGACTCAAAAAATGTTGATGTAATGTTATGGGTATCTTATTCAAACTTAGATAATCAGATGGAGGAGGCATTGAAGAAATTTCAAGAATGGGGCATCAAAGGAGTTAAGATCGATTTTATTAATCGCTCTGATCAGGAGGCTGTTAATTTCTACTGGAAAGCAGCTGAAGCTTGTGCTAAATATAGCATGGTTATCGATTTTCATGGTGCATATCGTCCTGATGGATTACGTCGTGCATATCCGAATGTGCTGACCAGGGAAGCGCTAATTGAATTTGAATACAACGGAACTACAGAGTGGGATAACCCTGACCATCACTGTACTTTACCATTTATCCGTAACGTAGCAGGTCCTATGGATTATATTCCGGGAACTATGAATAATGCGACTAAGGATGATTTTAGAATTAACGCGAATAAGCCAATGGGACAAGGAACACGTGCCCATTCTATAGCTATGGCTGTAATTGCGGAGAGCCCAATGCAAATGCTTTCAGATGCCCAACCCTTATATTATAATAACAGGGAATGTACAGAGTTTTTATTGGATATACCTGTAGAGTGGGATGAGATCGTGCCGCTGAAAGCTAAAATAGGTGACTACGTGGCTCTGGCCAGAAGAAATGGTTCAGAATGGTATGTCGCTGCAATAACCGATTGGGACTCAAGAGATATTAGTATTGATCTGGATTTCCTGGAAGCAGGGAAAGAATACACTATGGAGCTAATTAAAGATGGTGTTAATGCAAACGAAACAGCTGTAGATTATAAAAAAGAGCTGAAACAGGGTGTAAGAAAAGGTGATGAGATATTAATTAAGATGGCATCCGGTGGAGGCTGGATAGCAAAAATCAAATAAATGACAAATAAAACTAACCGGTGAACTACTGCTGAAAATTGGTTTTAATCCAAGGGTAATTAGTTGGAGAACCAGCGTAGAAACAAAAAACATCTGTGAAATCTCACAGATGTTTTTTTCTTTTGTCGGGATGAGAAGAGTCTATTTACTCCGTTTCATTTGTCTAATGCTCTGATATCCAATAAAATTTCTTTCTTGATTAAATAAACATTGTCCCGGGGGCTGTCCCGTTTCAATGTTATAAAAAAAACAAATAAACTGTTCACAAAGAGTTGTTTAACACTTTGTTTATTTCTATTCTTTTGTCAATATTTTTAAGATATACCTTCAAAAGGTTATATAGATCCATAGTGTTGGTTGATCCTGAAGTTATACCTAATCTTTTCATAAATACCTCTGTTGCGACAACTATTTCATTATCCTTTAAGTGCGAGTAGTTGGGTACACCAAATTCTTCAAGTTTCATAATTATATTTTTTAAATCGTTATTTAATTTCAATTTTTTTAGACAAATTCTCAATTGTACGCTGCTGTGATTCAATCAACTTCAATAATCTCTCTTGTGTGATTTGATATTCTTCTTTAGTATCTGAATTAATATCTTTATCGGATTTCTTCATTTCACCAACTCCGGAAATCAGCCATTCGGAGTTTATTCCTGTTTTTGTAATTAATGAATTTATAACTTCTGCTGAAGGTGTTGATATTCTAATTTCACCGTCTTTTTTCTTTTTTCCTTTTATGTAGCTGACTATACTACCTTCAGTAACGCCTATACTTCTTGCCATTTCAGAATAATTCCCTTCAAAGTACTTATCAAGAATAATTTTTAAGCGATTGGATAATAGAGTATTATAATCCATGTCTAAAATTTGTTGGAATATATTCCGAAAATGTTTGTATTATTAGGAATATATTCTGTATGTTTGTGTCGTATATAATTAATAAACAAAGGTAAATAAATAATTAACGCTAAAAAATAGCGTAAATAGCTTATTTCCTTTTAAAGAACATGACAAATGGAGCGATTCTCATTCAAAAAAGGTTACAACCAGGTAGCACAAAAAGATGCTACTGAAGTTCGCCGGAAAATCATGGAGGCATTAAATCTAAATGTAGATAGCCGGTCATCATGGAAATTGCGGCTTGATGGAACTGTAGAGCCCAAAGTTTCAGAAGCTGAAGCGATTGAAGGCATTTTTGCCGAATATGGTATAACCGAAGTGTGGGGAACAGTATGAAAATATCAGAACTCACACCCCGGGAACAACAGGTTTCTGAATTAATAGCCTGGGGCTCTTCAAAAAAGGAAGTAGTCCATCTTCTCTTTATATCTGAGCGTACTGTAGATCAGCACGTACGAAATATATACGAAAAGACAGGCTGCAACAAAATTAACGAGCTTTCTGCTTGGTGGTTTTGTAACCGGTTTAACATCAGCTTCAACCTCTCACCGTTAGTAAGCAAAGCAATAGCCGGAATACTTCTAATTATATTCTCTTACGGAGAAATACATGACACCTCACAATATACTCAACAAAGATCTTCTCGGATTAGAATAGATCGACTTTATAGACGTTCACGTTCTCGTACTCAATCATGCCGATTTAGCGAAGATCCATTAACTGCATGATGTTATGAACAACAAGTTGAAAGTAGTTATAAATGAAAGTGCCTCATACATCTATTACAATGATCTTTTTATGCGCTACAGCAATCAAATAACTGAAGAACTCGGTATCGTTTATTTAAACACTCTGCTTTCTAAAACAGATATCGATCGCTTGAATAACCTTAAAGTAATAGAAATTGTTTCTTACAAAAACTTACAGGAAAATTCATATTTCACCTTCAAGCCTAAGCAATTCTTCGATATCGCTAAGCTAGCTGTATTAATGTCCGAATTCATAATGTATAAGGCCGAACCAAAACTCGAAATATCATGAGCAAACAAATCATTGAAACATATATGGCCAAGCTTGGACCTGAAACATTCTGGAGATATGTGGAGTGGAATTATAATAAGATACGTTTGATGCACTCCGGAGAATCTTTTAAAATAAAGGATAATTGCAGTGAAGAGATGGAACCTCTTTATATGGAAGTCCTCAAATCATTTGCGATAATGCATTACGGCGAATACCTGTTTTCAAATGACTACACTAAATTTATTAAACAGCATGTACACCAACTGGAAGAAGCACGAAAAATACGTGAGAAAACACATAGGAAAAATGAGCACAGAAGAGATGGCGAAGGAGCTGGGAGTAACGGAATACGACCTGAAACTATATATACACCGGGAGCGGATATTTCCAATACAGCACAAATTTCGAAATCTCGCATACGAAATAATCAAAATAAAATTCGTGCATCCTGAATACTTTCGACCAACCACTAAGTTTTATGTTGCAGTAGGCATTTCTCAGCGTCAATGGTGGTCGGCATACAGAGGTGAGCGTAAACTGACTGAAGACCAGTATAAAGCCCTTTGCTCCCATCTCGGAGTAACACTCCAGGAAGCATTCGACGCAAGGCAAACATCCTGGCTGGATTCAAATTTTTTCGAACAAGATTAGCACTCAATATATCATGCATATTAAAAAAGAAGATCAAGACAAAGTAAAACAAGCGGCTGAAGGCCGTCTTCTCGATGTTATAAAAGAGAATGTCCCAATGGCACGTCGCGGATCAACCTATTACGGTCAGTGTCCAAGTTGTCATGAAGTGAAAGGTTTTGAATTTAGCGAGAAGAAAAATATATTTAAGTGCTTTAAGTGCGGCTTTGGAGGTAATGACCCGGTTTCGTTTTACATGAAATTAGGCAAAGAGTATCTAGAAGCTATTCAAGAATTGGCCAACCAGTTTAATGTTTACATAGAACCACCAAAAGAAAAGAGAAAAAAAACATCCGGAAAAACCTATTGCAGGCGAATGCTCGAAGAGTCAGGATTAACACCTGCAGATGTTCAGGCAAAAATATTCAGTAAAGATGTAAACAATACAACCACGGTTTCAAAGGTTTTTTTGTCCGGAACAATCAATAGTCGTAATGAAAGGGTATTTGATGATGGTGATGATGTGATAATTGAATATTACGACCTGGAAGGTGAACCTGTCAGATATGAACAAATTTTAAACGGTAAACCTACCGGTAAGGTTAAAGACTATTTCCGTGTTCGCTGGCAATACCCGGACGAACACCTTGACAAAAATGGTAAGCCATTTAAATACAAATCGCCGGTAGGTTCAGGATCCTTTATTTATATTCCACACAGAATTCGAGAAAAATATAAAACTGGTCAAAAAATTCAGAGATTATTTATCCAGGAAGGAGAAAAAAAAGCTGAAAAAGCATGTAAGGAAGGTATTGATTCTGTTGCAATTTCAGGAATTCACAATTTGGCCAGAAATGGAAAACTTCATGAGGATCTGGTCAAATTGATTCAAGCATGTGAAGTTAAGGAAATAGTGCTATTGTTCGATTCGGACTGGAACCAGATATCAAAAAACATTGGTATTAATGATTATGCGGATCAACGGCCAAGATCATTTTTCACATCAGTGAGAAATTTTAAAGAATACTGTGTACAGCTTCGTAACTCCCGTTCTATTCACTTAGAAATATTCTTTGGCCATATAAAAGAAAATGAAAAGAAAGATAAGGGAATTGATGATCTATTATCAAATACACTTAAGAAAAAAGAACATCTGCTGAAAGAAGATATCGACTTCCTTATCAATGAAAAATCGCTTGAGGGTGAGTATCTGCAGCTTTATAAAATCACTACCATGAGTGACTCCAAGATTGCCAACATTTGGAGTCTAAACAGTGCAAATGACTTTGCTGAGGCTCACAGAGAGGTGTTAAAGCAACTTCCGGAATTTCGTATAGGAAAATATCGCTGGCGTTTCAATGATAAAGGGGAAATCGAGTCAGCTCAGCCAATTGAGGCAGATGAAAAATACTGGGAAGAAATAGATAAGTTTGACAGAAGCGGTGCATTTGTGCGAACTGAATATCGATTTAGATATGAGCGTTCATTCCGGTTCCTTCAAAACAGGGGTTTTTATCGTTTTGCAAAACCTGATGGCTCTTACGAGTTTATACGCACTGAGTATCCATTTGTTGAAACAATACCCAGTCACGAAAAAATAAGAGACTTTGTAAAAGATTTCACTCGCGAAATAGCAAATGAAGAGGTTTTAGAAATGCTACACCGGGGAGGACCGCAATTCCTTGGACCAGAAAAGCTATCAAACCTTTTCTTTCATGAGCCCAGCTTTGAGAAACCACTTCGTGATCGGCAGCTATTCTATTTTAAAGATAACTATTGGGAGGTTAAAGAAAACGGGATTATTGAAAATGATTATACATCAATTAATCACCAGATTTGGAGAGATCAAGTAAATGACTTCCAGGCCAAACGTGTCAATCCATTAATGAATATCACAAAAGTTGATGATAAGTTCAAAATAACCATAAATAAAAATGGCCAGAAATCACACTTCCTGCAGTTCCTAATAAACACTTCAAATTTTACGTGGCGTTTAGAACAAAAAGAGCTTCCAGTTCCTGAGGATGAGCTTGACGAAAATAACACACATCTCATTTCAAAACTTGCAGCAATTGGCTATATGCTTATGTCTGCAAAAGATAGATCAGTTTCCAGAGCTGTTGTAGCTATGGATGGCCGGCAGTCCGAAGTAGGTACTTCAAATGGTCGTTCCGGGAAGTCTATTCTTGGTGAATTATTCAAGCAGGTTTTACCAACTGTTAGTATAAACGGAAAGCATAAGGACTTTGACAAAGATCCTTTTATTTGGGATGAAGTAACTGTAAAGACAAAGATAGTTTTCATCGATGACGTTAGAACTAACTTTAATTTTGAATTTTTGTTTGCCAACATAACGGGCGATTGGTCAATCAATTACAAAGGAGAACGTCGTGCAACTCTTTCATTCTACGATTCACCAAAAATATACATAACAACAAATCATGCTTTAAACGGTGAAGGTGGATCATTCAACGACAGACAATGGAAAATAGCCTTTTCAGACTACTATAACGATACTCATAAGCCAGTTGACGATTTTGGCACCCTCTTTTTTGATGAATGGGATTTTGAACAATGGAACCTTATGTGGAATCTACTTGCAGAATGTGTGCAGATCTACTTGCGTTTTGGCGTAGTTGAATCTCCATCTCAGAGAATTGAACAGCGTAAGCTTCGCCAGTCCATGGGTGAAGATTTCATCTCTTGGGCAGATGAATATTTTTCAGATGATGAACGTCGAAACGTAAGACTTAAGAGAAGAGAGGTCTATGATGATTACCTGGAATATGCTCCGGATCAGCGAAGATATACAACAGCTTCTCGCTTCAAGTCGCTTATACGCTATTACTGCCAATGGAAGGATTATCTTTTCAATCCTCACAAATATGATCCCACAACAGGTCTTTGTCAATTCTTTGATAAAGATGGCCGTCCCGATGATTCGGATAAGTCAGGTGGTGTAGAGTACATAATGCTTGGAGATAAGGAAAAATGGAGCGATTCAAACGCCAGTCAAGAATCGAGTGAAGAGAGGCCATCAGACCTGCCATTTTAAAATAATAAGAGTATTAACTACAAAATAACTATTAACATGATTATCAAATTCAACAAAAAAAAACAGGAGCAATTCAACAAGATGTATGATACACTGAAGCATATATCTCAAGAGTACTATCAGGTTGCAGCACTAAGGGCTGCAGCTGAAGCTCGCTATAATATCAGGCCGGATGATGCAGTTGATCAGGCTTACGAAAACATGAGAAATGATGCGAAAAAAGCGATATCAGGCGTAAAGCCATTTCGAAGTAAACAATAACTTTTTTTCTTAATTAAATTCAAGCAGCTCCGGCTGTGAAGCTAGAGCTGTCTTTTTTTTAAGAACTAATTATTAACTAACTAAATTATGTATGACGAAATGAAACAAGTAATAGTAATTGCAAAGTATAGGGGCTCAATTCCAGAGGATATGACAGTCTCGCAAATAGAGAAGCTTTGTGAGAAAAAGATAAGAGAGAATATTTACACGTTTAAGGTCGAAGTTGAAGATTACGATGATAAGACTAACAATAAACCGCTTTTTGAGTTTGGTGGTGTCATGGTAGGTGTCGATCATTATGAAATTAGAATCGGTACAGACGAAAAGCATGAAAATATGAATTATAAATCATCAGACAATGATTAAAATAACCCTCATAAACTCCGGACAATCATTTCAGCAATTCATTTGTGACGATACAGGTAAGATAATAGATGTTCAACCTAAACAGGATACTCCATCTATATGGATTGGCTCACTGATACCGGTTAATGATCCAGATCTCATGCAAGAAGGCAAATACTGCCCTATAAAAAAGGCATATAGTTCAAGCTATGGTTATTTAAGACATGTAATTCAAGAAATAAAATACATATGAAAAAAATAGTACAACTTAGCGAATATGAATATGATAAATTAATAGCCAGCTCAAATCTTAATGAAGAAAAAATAAAGGAGTTGGCTATTAAGAGAATCAATGATGAAGAAAGACTGCCAATAGAATTAATTATAGATATTCCAAATGATTTTAAAAGAGAGTTTAAATTCACAGTAAGAGGTTATTCATCACCCACAAAAGCAACCTGGATGGAATATGACGAAAAAAGGCAGGTAATAGAGTATATTGAGGAAAGAATGAGGACGTGGATGTATAATAGATTTGATTTCATACCCAATAGACTGACATTCCTTCAAGAACGTATAAATGCATATGATAAAGCAAGGTTATGGTTTATAGGATTGACTGTTTCAGGATGGGGAATTGCTATAGTGATAATGTTAATAACTTTATTGAAATAACAACAATTATGGAAATGCCAGTACCCTGTTCAGATTGTTAAGAATGGATTGACTTGGATGAAACACGAACATCACCTTATGATAAAAAGCTAAAATGTCAGGAATGTTATCAAAAAGACTGTAATGCATATGAAATATATCGAGAAGCTTATGACATTCAGTGTGATCTTGACTGCTATGCTGAACATATGAAGGGAGATAGACGTGGTTGGAAAAAGAACCTCAAAGTACTTAAGAATAAGCTCAATGAACTGGGCTATGATTACGAGGAATTTACATTTAATTTCTAAAAATAAAACAACATGGACGAAACAATTATTTCAAGAATAGAAGAACTAGCAATCTTGCAGAAAGATTTACAGAATGTGTGCATTAAAATCGATAATCCGGGCAATGTAATACCAGCAACATATAATTCTTCCCTAAAGCGGATAGTAAATCACATTGAGCTGCAGAGACAGCAAATCCAAGAATTAAAAGAAGAAATCACTAAACTGGGTTATACAGTTCATGAATATGACGCGTCTGGTAAAGTGAATGGGATAAAATAACATTGAAATCAAACGCATTATGAAGCAAAATAAAATCATAGTAGCAGTCCATCCGGACGCTCAGGAGCGTCGCAGAATTATCCAGGGTATTATGATACGGCTGGGCTTTGCTTTAACTCAGAATGACGCAGGAAAGTTTATCAAGCCATTGGTTCATGACTTCGACCTGCAACAATGCTATTTCGTATGTGCCGAGCTTCACAACTTCAGCGAAAGTCCGATCACCAATCAGCGACTATATGAACTTGCCGCCCGTGGACTGGCGGTAGTTGTGGGAACAAAGCGTTTACCGGTTCAATACGAGATTATCTGTCAAGCAGTTTATGATTGATCTCTGCATTTATGACAGTTCTCTTCAGCCTCACGCTGTCAAGCGTGGGGCTGTTTTGTCTTATGAGTGCCAAAGGCTCGAATACCTTTGATATACTTCTCTTCGTTCGATTTTCCCCTTGCACCCCAATTTCATGCTTGTCAGAAAATGGAACAATTGTACACATGAAAAATTCAGGCTCCCCGGGAAAGGCGCAAAAACCAACTGCAAACAAACAGCCACAGTGACATATAATATATTATTTATTTATTATTATATTTTTAAAAATAGACATATTAAAAAAGTAAGAAAAAAATCGTACAATCGTGCAATCTGAAAATTTAAACAGATAAGTAGTTTATTATCATAATTATATGAGTGCACGAATTTTGCACGAATCTGCACGATTTGTACTTTCTGCACGAAAAACACGATTAGTACGTAAAAGTACACATTAGTACAAAATAGTACGGAATTATTAAGTCTCTAAAACACTGTATATCAGTGGCAAAGCGAAAATGTTTAAAATAAACGCACGAATGCACGAATTTAAACTAATGTTTTACGCAGGTCACCCTGTCAAACTCATTTGGGCAATGAAAATATATCAGTAAACATTTGTATATTTCATGAATATTCACTAATTTAATACTATTAACGGTTTAGTATACAAGTGTTTAAAAATATGGTTACAACAAAAATCAACATTAAACCGCACTTGGCAGAATATGTCAAAGGCCGATTTGTCGGATGCCAGGATAAACCGGTTCAGTTTCCGGCTGGATCAGATATCTATATTGTAATTTGGGATCTAATGTCAAAACGACCTGCAGATGCACCTCCAATTGACAGAGGAAATTTGGAGATCATTCTTCCGTCCCGCTCAATTGGTAAACGCCCTGAATATTATAACTATCTTTCCAAACGTTCACAAACTATAATCGAAAAGAAGATCGAAGAGATAATGTTCGAGGAGCTTCATCACCGTCTTCGGTTTAACAAACGAAAGGGAATTACGTATATTGATTCCATTCATTGGTTCATGTGTGAATATGCAATTAACTCGATTTCCGAGGATGCTTATAAGAAAGAATTCTACAGATTACGAAGAAATGAGTTTAATCGACGTAAAAAAGATAAAAAATACTGCGATCAAACGACGTGATTTGTCCCTTTTACAGTCAAATTGATGTCAAAATGATGCAAACTATTTACCACATCCACAATATCAACTACTTACAACACTGAAAATCATGTACACAACAGACAGAATGGGCGGTTTCATATCAGCCCGAATAATCGAAACAAATAACATTGAATCTTTTGCTGTTATCTCTGATAAGGTTGAAATAACTCTTAAACCGGGTATGTCATTTTTTGATATAGATGTAAAAAAGTATGGAATATCTCCGATAGTTTCTGTTTCTAAGGAAAAAATGGGACATATTTATGAAATAAATCTATCTATTTCTTCAAAAAACAGAACAGGTCTAAAACTAAAACCTTTCAATAAAATGATTGCAATATGTAAAAACTCACTGGGTGAAGAGATTGTTTTTGGTATTCCAAGTTTTCCACTAACAGGTGCTACCTCTCCGATAATGTCGGATCGCCCGGAAGGTGAAGTAGGTGAGATAATATCACTCACCGGTCGACAGCCTTATTATCCTTACCTATTGCGCCAGTAAATAGTTGTAATTTATATAATTAAACACACGTTCAGTATAAGATATTATACAGCAGTAGTATAATCTCCGTCCCTTAATTCACCCATTAATATCGGTAATATTGTCAGAAAATTACTGGTAATGCTACACAAACACGGAATTCTCTCAAATATCTGGTTAATTAATGCATCACATGCATCTAATTATTTACCTCTTATCACTTCATATCTTAAAGGTGAGTTGAAAGAAAAAGAAAATAATCAGCACGATTATTTACGCTTTGCAGAAAAAAACCTCTCCGGGTACCATGTTTCTGAATTCGGCAATGCTACACCACCGGAAGAAGCTCATGAAGATTCAATTGCAATTATTGATTTTACCAATGCTATAACAAAATATGATTCTTGGTGTGATGCAGGAATGCTAACAAAATCAGATCTGCTTCAAAGATGTTTCGACAATGACAATATTAAAGGCATCATTTTCAATATCGACTCAGGTGGTGGTGAAGGTGCAGCAATGCGTCATATATCTGAAACTATAGCACAGAGAAATAAACCCATTATTTCATACGTATCCGACTTTGCATGTTCTGCTGCTTATGGAATAGCTTCCTGCACAGATCTTATCGTTGCAAATTCAGAACTGGCTACTGTAGGATCTATAGGTACTTATGTCAGTGTAGCTGATTATACCGAATATTTCAAAAAGATGGGTATTAACCTTATTGAGGTTTATGCAAGCGACTCAACTGAAAAAAACATGGAGGTTCGCGAAGCTGTAAAAGGTAATACTAAACCTCTTCTAGAATTGGCCAACCGGTACAATGAACACTTTCTCTCGATGATAGAAGAGAATAGAAAAGAGCATCTTAAAGCTGATCGCTCGAAATGGGGTACCGGTAAAACATTCTTTGCTTCTGATGCCCTGGAAATAGGGCTAATTGATAAAATTGACTCATTTTCTAACATCTTAAATTACTTTGTATGAAATTTTTAACTGACCAGCAGTATAATGAACTGAAAGAAAAGTCTGATGCTTATTCTCAGATCGTAACTGCCATTATTGGAAATTCTGAGGGTGTCGAAGCAAAAGACATTACTGCAGAACATATTATCGAGGCCCTACAGGCTGAAGGTAAAGATGCCAAAACCGTTGATTTGCAGCCGCAACTCGACCTGGCAAATGCACGTATCACCGAACTTGAAGGTGAACTGGAAACTTCAAACAGTAAAGTTGCAGAGCTTGAAGAAGAGCTTGACGCAAAACCTGCTGAAGAATCTGCAAAAATTACCTCTAAGGGAGAAACAACCGGAGAGAAGAAAGATCTTATTGATTTTGCCAAGGAAAATCAAAAGAATCCGTTTGCCGTAATTGAGCAGGCTAAAAAAGAAGGACTTATTTAAACCAAAACAAATACTTAACTATGGCTACAATTAATTTAGAAGGCTTAACATCAGTTGCTAAAAGGTATGATCCTATTCTCAGGATGTTGCCTTTCAATACGCTCAATGATATGGCCCTACGCATGAGATTGAACATCATAGATGTTCCTTCAGGTGAACATATACTGAAGAACATGCGCCGTGATGCAGGAATTCTTGCTCCTTACTCTGTAGGTCTTACCTTAGATCAACAAAAAGAAATGATCAAGTTTATGGAGGCTTCACTTAAGCCCGAAATCGTGTTTGCACATGTTCCTGATAATGTGACAAATTATGAAGAAATGGACGTATTGTCAAGCCAGGGTAATCCTGTTGACAATAAGTCCAAGAAACACCCAGTTGAAGCAACTCTGCTTGCTGCAATTGTGAAATCATTCTCTGAGGATGTTGCTTTTAACATCTTTCATGCTCAGCGAGACACAGCTGTTCTCACACCTGCAACTGCGTTCAACGGCGTTAACTACAAGTTGAGCCTATTGAAAACCACTTCACAAATTACCGTGGACAACAAAAACCTTGTAGCATCAGGTAAATTTGGTGTGGTTCCTGCTGAAGGAGAACCGCGAGATGATTACCAGGCTTTAGTAGATTGGCTGCGTCAAGCTAGCTGGTACCTGAGACGCAAAGAGGTTCTCCTCTATGCTTCTGAAACTGTTATGAATCCTGTTCGTGCATCCTACAAAGAGCGAGTAAAAGCTCACGAGGATCCAACATTAGAGCAAACCGTTAAACTTCTCCGTGATGATGCTAACATGCCACGTTTGCAGATCATTTCGGAGCCTGAATATGGAATCGGCTCTCAACTGATGCTTGTTCTACCCGGACTGATCGATATCGGTACCAGAGACAAAAATGACAAGCAGTTCGTCCAGGTGCGCAATGTAAAGGATGATCCAAATGAAGTTCAATTCTGGGTACAATCGGCATACGATACCAGAATTCGTGACATCCATCCGAAGGTGTTCATGGTCAATGAAGAAATCAACACAGTCAACGATTTGTCTGGTGATTATTAATAGTGATTATAAGGATTAGCGGATAAACTCCGCTTTTCCTTAAAATGTATCACTTTCAAAAAAGATAAATTCATTTTCAAATAAAAATACTACAAAATGAAAAATGTATTTCAAAAAATATTGGGGATAATGGTTTTAGCCATAATTTCCATAGTGATAGCCCAAATTGATATGGGCTCAGGTATCGCTCTTGCCTTTGCTCTGCCCGTAGGGTTCGCAGGACCACTTAAATGGAACTGTGGATCTGAAAATATGGGTGGATATAAAAATAGGGTAGCGTTTATACCGGATTGTGCTGTTACAGCTGTGCCAACATTACCGGATAAAGATACGGTCGTCGATGCTGGTGATCTTGTAACGGCAGCCGGTGCTTTTGTATTTAAAGATGGAGATTCACCTCAATTCATCTATGCAACCAAAGGAACTGTCAATTATAATGCAGAACCTCAGGGTGAAATTGATGGTCAGTCATTCGTTCAAACCTTAGAATTTGGACACCCGGGTTCTGCAGCTGAAGTAGGCGCTTTTGCCCGGTTAGTTAATAACACTCCAGGTTATGTGATTTACGAAGGTCACGACGGTCAACAGTATATGGTGGGACAAAAAGGTTATCCTGCTAATATAAGTCCTGCATTTGCAGGTGGTGCCGCTGCAGCCGATCGTAAAGCTCATACTTTCACGGCTGAAGCTGATAGCTTCTGTCCGTATATTTTATTGGGTACACCAATAGATTTTGATGAATTGGAGAATCCGGTAGTGGTTCCTTGATAGCTCTTTTTTCTCTTGTTTAATTTGTCATGTTGATAGGGAGTGGTGCATGATTACTGCCCACTCCCTTTTTTAAAATTAAAGACTTCAATTATGCTAAAAAAAATACAAAACTGGATGGCCAATCCCAAGCGTGAATATGCTGAAGGATTAAAGTTTTTCAATGATCTGGCCAATAAAGAACAAAAGGCATCTTTCGGTAAATTTCTGAATGATGTTGATCAAAAGGAAATTGCTCAATTCGATCCGGCAGGTCGATTCTCAATCCTGATAAACCAGGTGAGATTTATTGAGCGTAGGATTAAAGCTTCACCTGATCAGTTAAAGCTTGCCCAAAATGCTAAAGTGAAATCTATTAATACTGAAACACCATCTGGTGATTCAGGTAAAGGAAAAGATGATACAGCACCAACAGGTTCAGAGTCAAAAATAACTGATCTTAGTCAGTTGCCTGAAGAGTTTGCTCCGGATGTTGCCCGACTTAAAGAGATTGTGCCATTAATGGCAAAAATCCATGCTGATATGGCTAATGAGCTTGCTGATGATGTTCGAGCTAATCTTCGCACCCAATTAGTTGATTTGGATGATGAGCGTCGAGCTATCTGGGATCGCATCAATAAGTTCATGGCTGAAGGTGAAAAGGAATCTATTGAAAAGTCTGAGTCTGAACAAGCTGTCGAAAAAAACATGTTTGAATTTGGGAAAGCAGTTGCTGAAGATATTTCGAAACTCAAAGGTTATGTAACCAGAAATACAAATCTGGTAAAAAAATATACCGAAGAAGGGAAAGCAGATAAAGCTGCAGATGCACAGCAACGTGTTGATGAATATGCAAAACAACTTGCAGAACTCGAAGCTCTATTCTCAAAAGAGTAATCATTTTTAGAATAACTCAACCTTTATTCCAGAAATGAGATGAAAACTATATTTAAGGAGTATTTTCCGCATGGGCCGTTGCCCGGCAAAATAATTCCTTACGCGCATAAAGGGGAATGGGCAGTACATGAGATACTGCCTTTTCTTTTTCAATATATCGGACCATTTCATTTGTCCGTAGCATCTTTCAATATTTCAGAGGATAGCCTCCGGCCAATGTTTTTCATGAAAGAAAAAAATGAGCTGTTAAGCGTTCGTTTTCTCTTTGACATGAATGTACACCGGCATAAAATAGACATGATGTTTTTTTCTTCAAGTGTTGCTGATCAGATCAGACTCTCATCAACTCACATGAAGATTTTGCTGGTCCAAAACAGGCTTATAAACTTTGCAATGGTGGGAAGTGCCAATATGAACCTGGTAATGCGTCATGAAGCTGGAATAATGACAACAGAGGATACTACGTTCAATTATTATAAACAGTATTACGATAAAGTTTTCGAAAATGACTCTATACCCTTCATATTCGAATAATATAGCGATACCGGTTAGCGAGCAAAGGCCTTATCGTGGGAAGCCAAAAACTAATTTGCTGCCGACATTCATGACGTGAGCAAATTATAAATGACTGATAAACATGACCGAAGATTATCTTAAACTACTACAGGATTATGCAGCTGCTCTGCTTACACCTGCCGAAATTGCAATACTGCTTGGAATACCACCTGCAGATCGAAAGAATTTCGTTGTTCGCTGCCGTTCTCAGCATGGTTCTCCGGAGTATGAAGCTTTTAATCGTGGACGATTACAAACTAAGCTTGAATTGCGTCAAAACATTATAAAGTTAGCTAAAGCAGGGTCACCAGCTGCTGAGCCGTTGGCATTGAAATTTATTAAAGAGCAAAATATTGATTAACCATGAAGGAAGACGCTTTTAAAAAAATAGAATCTGTTTTATATCTCCCGGAAACGGAAGCTCTTCAACATCTCACACCAGCTGAAAACGAAAGGCGTAAAAGGTGGGTGCACTGCATTACTCAAAAAATGGAGGATCCTCTTAAGCCTGATAAAAAGTTAGTTGATGAGCTTGAGGCAGGTTTCGATGGTATATTCACCCCGGTATCAACAACAACAGCGTACCGAGACCTTGCAGCTGTTCAAAAAATTATAGGTAATATTCAGTTATCAGCCAAAAGCTGGTACCGATACATGATCATAGAGGGAGCTAAAAAAGCTTATGAAATTGCAGAAACTGAAAGGGATGCCCGGGGTATGGCTTCAGCTCTCGATAAGATTGGAAAATATACTATGGCCGACAAGCCAGATAATGATTTTGATTGGGAACAAATGATTCCACTCGATATTGAACCTGCAGCTGATCCTGATCTACTCGAAAATATTGAGCCGATCGATAATCTTGAAGAGCGTCGTCGTGAACTTCGTAAGCTGTGGAAGGGAAATTTGCAGTCAGAGGCAATTGATATCTCACCTGAAGAATAGTAACCCGGAACGAATTATATGGAAGAATTAGGAACATATACAGCTCCGGAACGCACTCAAAAGTATTTTAACCGAATGCAGCGTGAGGTTATGTTGGTGCAGGCCAATAAAACTTATGTTGTGGCTGCTCGTGGAACAGGAAAATCTGAGGGAATTGATGCCCCATTTGTATTACGTAATGTTTGGGCAATGCCTGGTTCAACCGGAGCATTAATTTCACCTTCTTACGCCAAAGCCTGGGGAAATACTCTGCCCGCCCTTATTAACGGACTAAAAATGTGGGGCTACTATCCGGAAAAACACTACTATATAGGACGTCGTGCCCCGGAACATGCTAATTTCGCAAAACCTAAGCGTGAGCCACTTCGTGATGCGTGGAGCAATTCTGTTCACTTCTGGAATGGAACGGTTATGTTGATTCTTTCTTTTTCAAATGCTATGTCAGCCAACTCTATGTCACTGGACTGGCTGATTGCTCCGGAAGCTAAATTTTTAGACCATGATAAAATCAAGTCTGAGGTTAACCCGGCTAATCGTGGTAACATTGATAAATTTGGCTATTCACCATTTCACCATTCAGAGCTTTACACCACTGATATGCCAACAAACAAGGCAGGACGTTGGATTCTTAACCAGCGGGAAAGTATGTCTCCAGAGCATATTAATTTGATTAAAACGCTCTATCAGATGCGTGAGAAGTATCGTAAAATAGAACCTCACAAACGAACAGAGTGGGAACAAAGACAATACCGGGAATTAACGGCTGATATCAACGGGGCCAGGGAATTTCAACCAGTACAAAAAGAGGATCCACTCAGTAGACAAAAACGTGAATTCACAGTTTTTTATGGAGAATATGATGTCTTAGAAAATCTCGAAATATTAGGCGAGGATTTTATTTGGCAAATGAAGCGCGACAATCCGCCGTTAATATGGCGGACTGCCTTCTTGAATGAGCGGCTTTTTAAGGTCGCTAACGGCTTTTATTCTGCTTTAGATGAAAATATACACTTCTATATTCCAAAGGACGTAAAAGAGGTTTATGGCCTTAATTTTGATGCTGATGATTGCCTTAATGATGATGACCTGCAGACGCTCGAACCTCTTCACATTGCGTTTGATGCCAACGCTGCAATTTCCTCTGCATGCCTTGGCCAGAAGGATGGCGATAAAATGTTAACTCTCAAATCATTTTTTGTAAAAACACCGGATAAGCTCCCGGAGCTGTGCGCAAAGATTGGGCACTACTATCGGAATAAAATAAACAGAGAGATCGTTTTTTATTTCGATCACTCGTTTGTATGGGAAGACGCCAAGGATGATGAGTCCTACGCTGATACAATTACTCGTTGTTTGACTGATGCCGGCTTTAAAGTTACTCAGGTTTACATGGGACAGATCACCAGGCACGACTGGAGACATAAGGAAATTGACCGTGCACTCAAAGGTGATACTGAATTACTATTTCCGCTTTTCAACGAATATAATAATGAATTTTTGAAAATAGCAATGGAGCAGACAGGCGTCAAAACTGGTAAAAATGGTTTCGAAAAAGACAAATCACCCGAAAAAACGGCAGACTCTCCAGAAGATCCTGACGAACATAAGACACACATCACCGATGCCTGGGACAATCTCTTTGTCGGTATGAATTATCACTATACAGAGCCATCTCATTCTTCCGTTAACGTCGCTTTTTTAGGGAAACAATAACGTTAATAACTTGTTTGAAACATAGTATCAACATTCAGTTAATCTCACTTTTATTTAACTATATTTGCAAATACACAATTAAAATAGTTAACATGGAAAAAATAAGTGAAATAGTAGAAAGCACGCTAAGCAAGGAGAATAGTTCTGATAGTAATTTGACTTCAGGGATCAAGGATTTAGACAAAGGTCTCGTAAATTGGAGGAATGGTGAGCTCATTTTAATTTCAGGAAGGCCTTCAATGGGGAAAACTGCTTTTATGACAACTCTAATTGTAAACTTGGCTGTAAAATCAAAGATTCCTGTAGGTGTATTCTCGATTGTAGATAGTGAAAATCAACTTGTAGTAAATTTGTTGTCAAATTACTGTAAGGTTGATAATTTCGGATTGAGAAATAATAGTTTAATTGATGAAGAGTGGGAGCGTTTAGATAAAAAAATTAAGGATGTCATAGATTCCGATATTTATATTGAATGCCCTTCCAGGCTACTTATTGATGATTTGACAGAAAAAGCTTCATCCTTGGTTAAAGAAAAAGGAGTTAAAGCAATATTTATTGATTACGTTCAGTTGCTAACTGTCACCAATAAATATAGCGAGAACAGATATAATGAAATGAATTATATCTCTCGTGAATTAAAGGCTTTAGCTAGAGAATACGATATACCGGTATTTGTCGTATCGCAAATGAATCGCAGATCAGAAACAGAAAGAAATAATTTTACAGTTGAAGGTCTAAAGCCACGTCTTTCAGATCTCAGGGACAGTGGAACTCTCTGTGATGATGCTGATGTAGTATTATTTATATTCAGACCAGAATACTATCGCATTACTGAAGATGAATATGGAAACTCTTTACTTGGTACGGCTGAGATCTTAGTGAAAAAGAACAGGAATGGATATCCTTTTAGTGTCAATCTTAACTATAAACCGGAACATCTTCTGTTTACTGATATCACTTAAAAATATTGCAAAAAAAAACCGTCGTGATGCATTATTGCACACGACGGTATAATCTATCTATGTTGTTAAACAAATTCTATTTTAGATATCTCTGAAGCAAAATTATGCAGCTCTTTTTCTATTTTATGTACTGTTCTTTTACTTGGCTTTCTTCTACCAGTTACATAGTGACTCAGCTGCCCTTGATTTACTCCTGTCAACTGTTCCAGACCTGATAAGGTCAGTATTTTAGAGTAATATGAGAGAAATGATGCCATATCATACTTAAAAGAGAAACTTACGTTTTTAGGAAATTCCATATTTGATTTCTTATAATATGATTTCATATCTTCAAAGCTCTGCATAAAATCATCCATAGCTTCCTGAACGGTATTACCGTCACCTATCAGACCAAACGGAAGAGGATTTTCACCAGAGATAAAAGCACTATAAGTTTTATCTTCACCCTTCTCTACAGTAACTTCAATTTGGTGTTTTAATGTTCTGTTTTTATACATATTGTTATTCATAACTTTAATTTTTAAACTATTTTATTTGTTATATATATATAGGTAACAGTATCAAGCGCGATAAGGAGAGATGTGATAGGGGGGTTAAAGACTAACCCCCGAATCACGCTCGATACTGTGGAGAGTACCTTTTTTTACTTCTTGTGATTTATGATGCCCAAGTGTAAATTGTTTTCCGGTAATTGGACTAAACCACACGGGGTGTTTTCCACTATCATCAACACAATAACACCCCTTTTTTTTGAGCTTTCGCTCAACTTCAGAATACTTCATATTTGCAAATTTTGAAGTCAATATTTCAAAGATCGTTGTCTTTCAACACTACAAAGATACGAAAAATCGTATCATAAACAAGCGAAACAGTAAAAAAGATATGATATTTAATATCATTTAACCAATAAAGAAGTCCGATGAATGTGTTTTAGCCTCACCCTATAATCTACCTGATTTAGCTGGTGAACTCCGGATTTTTTTGCTTCTTTATTTGCCGGGACAAAAAAAGAAGCGCCCGAGAGGGTCCCCACCGGGCACCCTTCTCAGGCTTGTATGCGTTATTTTAACTTATTCGCAAATTGAGCAATCAAATTGTTTTACTAGTTCATCAACTGCCGGGTTTTCTTTTGCCATTTGTCGGAGTATCTGCCGGGCATCCATTTTTTTTATTCTTATCTCATCCCTGTAAAACTCTACTTGCACGTTATCACCAATATTAAAATTAAACTCCTGTAAATAAATTCCCTGAAGGCTTACGCTTGGCACTGCCTTACTTCCTGACCATTTACGGCAAACTTTCAACTTCTTAACCATTGTTAGCCTCCTTTCCTGCTCTCTTTGTTTCTGCTTCCATTACTTGTTTTTGCGAAAATACGTAACAGATTGGGAAAAATGATAATTCGTCAACCTCTCCATTTTCGCCCGTTTCCGCTTTTTCTTTGTTCTCCACTTCTTTAACTCGTGGAGATCCCCACAATAAAAGAGCCTTTTCTCCTTTTTTTACTCGCTTGCCCTCTTTGTTCCATTGCCTTATGGTTTTCAAATCTTCGTGACCCTCTTCGACGTAAATTAGTTTTAATCCCTCGTTTACGCTGTGGAGTGCGCCCTCTTTAACAAGTGCCTGAATTGGTTTACTTAATCCTCGGAGGAAGTTCCTTTTTTCCTGTATATTGGTTTGTTTTGTTTCAATTGTTTTCATAAATTTGTGATGTTTTAGTTTTACATAAAATTAAAATGTGAAAAAAGGCGGGGCAGTCTCATAATATCCCCGCCTTTTTATGTTATGCAATATCTTGCAAAAGTTCTTTTTCTATCTTATCAACTGCTTTGTTAATTTCATCGCTTAAAAAAACAGTGAATTTCAAAAGCATTTCAGGGTTAGAGATTGAAAAATTTCCGCTGTGCCGATAATCTCCTTTAACGGTAAAGCTCAAACTAAAATCTTCAGTTTCAAAAATATTATCAATTGCAAGTTGTTGCAGTAATTTTTGATACTCTTCTAAACTCTTGCTTTTCGAAATAAAAACATCCCGATTATCAGCCAGGCGTTTTTTACGCTGAATTTCTTTTAACTGAATTTCTAAAATTTCCGTGATGGATTGCGTTTTTCCGTTTCTCTTCGATTCTTCGGTTTTTGATACGGCTACAGTTTTAGCCTTTTCGTTTTTCTTTGTTTCCATAAAATAAAATTTAAAATGTGAATAATAATAGGGGTCTCACTCCCTTTTTGTATATACAAATATACAAAATTATAACAACCTGTACAACAGGTATTTAATGAGGTTTAATGCGGTTTTGTGTATTACTTGCCTATGCAATTCTTTAGAGCTGCATAGTTACGCATATTTACACGTTTAACACTAAAACCAAAAAAACAAGCAATTCATAAAAAAAGGGGTGTACAACCTATTAAAAAGCCCCTTAATGTTTTGAATATCAAACAGATGTTAAGCATTTATAAATAAAACTCAATGTGTTTTTATTTACGAAAACGTAAAAGTCTGGAAGTCAGCTTAAAAGGGTTGTTAAGGGAAAATATTTTCCCTTATCTCTGTAGAGAGACCACGCACCGCCCTGCGAAAAGATTGCATAAGCAACACAATTTTTTTGCGTAATATGCCAAGTGTTAAAAATGTGCCCCCTGAAAAATCATCACACGTGTGTGATTCCGATAAATAAGCTGTTTGCCGTCACGTGCAATCAGCTGAAATAAATGGAAAATGCATTCTCACGAAGTGTGTATGCTTTTTTTTATTATGTTTGTGTTTATTGTGTATTTCGGTCTATGTGTGCCACCTTTTTCGGTTCAAACCGTTTTATCCATTTATTAATTATAAAATAGCATTCATGAAAAAAAAGTTGTTAATCGTAGTTTTATTGGTGTTAATCAGCAAAAGTATTTCTTCTCAAACCGAGTCTTTAGAAGTTAGTGGGCCAATACACGCAGGTTTAGATGTTGGTTTTTCTCCTGATGGATATGTGCCTATAGGGATTCATTTTAGTTCCTATAATACAAAATTTCAATTTGGTTTGACTTTTGCATTATCAACCAAAACGGGAGTAAAAGGAGAGGATTATACAGGGACTATCAATTGGAGTGAATATCCAGAAGATTTTGTATCTGAAGGTAGCTATTACACTCCATTTTCAATAGATATCGGATATAAATTATATAAAGGCATAATTCTTGGGGGCGGTATAGGTTTAAGTAGAGAAACAGTTTATAAGAATATGTTTGATGATTTACACATATTAGGCTATAATGGATCATATCACATTAGAGCTAAAGGAGAAAACATACCAGAGTATAAAGGGTTTATTACTTACTATATTCCGAGAGAGTATGATAAGCTGGGCTCTCTTTTCATAAAACTTTACTATTCTAAAATTATGGGGCCGGGAGCCACAATAGGTTTCACAATATAAATCTATTCTCATCAAATATGAATATTTAATTTAAATAATACTAGAACAGATCTGAGGATTTTATGTTTTAGAACATACTGAAAATACAAATACAATTTTGTGATTTAAAGAATAATATCCATCTTTGTAGTGCATTTCATTACAGAGGCGGGTAAGCTCGCCAAATTAGCGGGCATTTTTTATGCCTTAAAAATAAAATATTTGGGTTCTGCCCCCGTGTCGAGTCTTAATGGACCGACTGCCTCTGTAGGTGAAATGCAACGGGAAAGCGGAACCCTTTTTTATATCCGTACAATATTATTCATTTAAAAGCATTTCAAAATGAAAAAAGATCAATCCGTTCAGTCAATGAACAATGCACTGGGTGCTTTACCTACAGGTGCGAGAATTCAGTCAGCAAAAGGTTATTACAATCGTTCAGGTAGAAGTCGTATGGATATGTCCTACTCAGTAGGATCAGCATACTTCAAGACAACCATTACAACACCGGGAGGGCAAAGAGCATGACCAAACAAGAGGCTATTGCTCTGCTGGACACATTGAATTCCAACACTGCAAATAAGCATGAACGAAAAATTGCTTATGAACGATTACGAGAATTGATAATGCTACTTCTTCCGGAAACATAATGTTTCCTTAAGCACTGTTAAAATAGGCAGCTCATTTATGGGCTGCTTTTTTTTGTCCTTTGTTTTAGACTGAATAAGCGGTTGTTTTGCCTTGTGTAAAACAATCGCGATGAATATCAAATTAATAAAACAAGCAAGGATTTGGGATATAATGGAGCGCACAGACTCTCAAGGCAAACGTCTACCATTCCAAATAAAGTTTGTAAAACAAAACGGAGAAATAAAGGAGTATGAAAAATGTGTTCTCACATCATTTCATTCTGCCGGTACAACTTTAAATGTTTTACCAGAAAATGAATACTTCCCCCGCAAAATCCGTCGTGTTACCATAATCGAATTCAACCATATAAGAGTATATCTATGAAAGTATTTGAAAATTATGCCATACTAGAAGGTAGTAATCCTGCAATTGTAGTTGAATCTAACAGGGCAAAAGATATAACAGTTGACTCTGATGGTAAAACACCAATTCAGGTAATACCTAAGGGAGCAAAAAATCAGATCGATTTTTATCCATGGGGAAAAGACAATGATTTGCCTAACAAGTTGATTAAATATGCATTTAAGAATAATATTGTAGCATCTAACCTAGATTTTAACAGCAATATAGGTCACGGTGAAGCCGCCATACCTGTGAAAGTTTCAGTAGACGAGATTTCCGGTAAATTAAAACACACACCTATCTTACGTAATTCGCAAGATAAAGATATCACTGCCGTTTTCGACTTCTTAGATGATAACAACTTCCCTCTTGTTCAGCAGGAAATTGGTAGTGATCTAGCGTTGCTTCATAATTGTTTTGTGGAGTTTATATTTAACACGACAGGTACAAAGATCGTTCAGATGACATTTAAAGAGGCAGCATACAGCCGCTTATCTGTAATGAACGATGATGGTCAAATTGAATATCACGGTTACAGTTCTAAGTGGGGAGAAGAATCTGCTCCTGAAGATGTTGTGACAACTCCAATACTCGACTATGATAATCCACTTCTTGATCTTAAAATTCGTCTAGGCTTGAAAGCAGGTCCAAAAGGAAAACAGAAAAAAACAAAAGATCGCCGTTTTATTCTTCACCTGGGCAGACCGTCACCTGGGAAGTTTTACTACCAAAAGGCTTATTGGTGGTCTATTTTTGAAAGTCACTGGTATGATCTAAGCTGTGCAATTCCAGAATTTAAAATGAACCTTCTAAGTAACCAGATGGTACTCAAATATCATATCGAGGTTCGAAAAGGTTTTTTTGACGATTTGTATAAAGCAGAAAAAATAACAGACGAAAAAAAACAAAAAGAAAGACAAAAAGAGTTTTACCAGCAGCTAGAGGATTTTCTTTCCGGAAAAGAAAATGCAGGTAAAAACTTCACTTCAGAAATAGACTATGGTTCTTTAGGAAAGGAAGTGTCTAGATCTGACATAAAATTCACTCCGATAGAGTCATTTATTAAAGGTGGTGAATACATAGAGGACAGCGAAGAGGCCAGCAATGCCATCTGTTACGCAATGGGCGTACACCCGAGTCTTCAAGGTGCATCACCCGGTAAAAATAAAAATATTAACGGCACTGAAGCAAGAGAGCTATTCATCATTAAGCAAAGTCTAATGAAACCTGTTCGTGAATTATTGGTTCAGCCACTGAAAATAGTTAAGGCAATAAATAAATGGCCGGATGATATCGACTTTATTATCCCGAATATAATGCTCACAACATTGGATAAAAACACCGGTGCTGAAAAACAAATAGGTAACCCAGAAGTGTAAAAAATATGGAAACATTAATAAAATCTACAGCTGAACTTCAGAAGTATGTAAAGGTAAACAAGTCGATGAATTTTGAAATGTTTCGTTCTTTTCTCATCGATGCCCAGGACAAGTATATACTACCATACATAGGTCAGGAAACTATTGATCAGATAAAAGACTCAGAAAGTGATAAGCTACGCGAATATCTTTGCCGTGTTCTTGGCCCATTTGCAATGGCTTCAGCTACAGATGAGTTTAGTATAGGTTTCGGAGAGAGCGGGCACACTGTTGCCCGGAGCGAGGTTTTGGCTCCAGCTTCAGATGCGAAAATTGAGAAGGCAAAGGAGAGCCTTTACAAGCGAGGTTGGAGTAATATGGATACAGCTCTTAAGTATCTTGAAAAGCAAAAAGAAACATATCCTGACTGGGCAAACAACCGACAGATATCAACCAAGTTGTTTGAAAATGCATCGGAGTTTCAGGAAAAAGGTTTAGTCGATATAGATAACAGCCCTCTCACATTTCACCATATGCGTATGCTGATACTTCGCATAGAGAGCAGTGAGACATTCAAGCTTCTACCTGAAGAAATGCAGGATAATTTCAATAAAAGTGAAGTGGCAAAAATCACTGATGCTATGCAGGCTTATACCGGTTCACGTGTGGCGGCTCTCCATACATCGCAGTCAACAAAGATGCAACGCTCTAAACCCGCAAATGGAGTTGAATTCAAACCTACAATAAGACCATTATATGATGATATAGAACAAACGGGCAACTATTTTGCTGAGCAGGCAATTTATTGGCGTGGCGTGCTTGATGAAGCCTTGGTGGAAAATGATAAAAAGTCGGAAGATGAGAATAAAATGAAATTTAATGGCCCGGATCGTAAATTATTTGTTGCAACAGCTTCCAGATTATGATAAAGATTAGAATTCAAGATGCTACTTATGAAGTGCCGGCCAGTTGGGACGAAATGACAAAAGAACAATTAGTTTTTTTGATCAAGCTTTCCATGAAATCTAAAATATCTTATGTGGAAATGCAACTGAAGTTTTTCCTGTATTGCATAAAGGCTACCGTTCGTGAGAATGTTGGTTTTGGTTTATTTTTGATTAAGACGTCAAAAGGATGTCATGCATTGTTTTCCGATGAACTTACTGCTGTTCTTACAACGTTTGATTATTTATTTGATAAAAATGAAGATAATATATACCAGCTCACTCCCAGACTTACTGAAAATCACTTCAAACGTGTAAAGTGCAGGTGTAAGTATTTGTATGGGCCGGGTGATGCTCTGGAAGACATTACTTATGAAAAATTTGTCTGGCTGCAGACTTGGCAAAGCCAGTTAAATGTTAATCCGGATGCCGTTAATCAATTCATCAATGTAATTTATGCAACTAAATCGGACAAACGCAGCTTGTCGTCCGTACGTCGTATGTCAAAAATAGCCAAGACTGGAATTCTCTGGTACTTTCAAGGCACAATGTCATTCCTTCATCAGCAATTTCCACATGTGTTCACTTCCGGGGATGATAATAAAAAAACAAATGTTTTTGATTATCAGCAACGCATAATTGACTCCCTGGCTGAAGGTGACGTGACTAAAAAGAAACAGGTACGCCAGTCACTTTTGTATGATGCTCTTTACAGCATGGAAATGGCAGCTATACGACTTGAAGATATGGAAAAAGAACATCGGAAACGCTCAAAAAAATAAGTTATGAAATATAATCATTTTGAATATACTGAAATGTTGGCCAGGCAACTTATCCCTATATCACATACTGACACTGACCGTCATTACTTTAGAGCTTCAGAAGAATCTGAGCTTAAAGAGCTTAATGAAATGATGTCACAGGCTCACGGAATGATAATGATTGCTATTGACGGCAAAAATTCAGAATTTGGGTTCAACTTAGCCGACAATCTTATAGAGAAATCAGGTTTTAGTTTAGTTATAGCTAAACAAACAGCTTCATCGGATACAGACACGATATTCCAGGCTCAAAAAGACAGTTACAATGTCATGATGAATATTGTAGCCAGATACATGAGAGATTATCAGCATTCAAATTATGGTTGTGATTTTCTGGATCCTGAAAGTTTTGCTTTCGAAGGCTTTGGTCCAATCGGAGATCTCTTTTACGGGGTTATTCTTGATTTCTATTTAGAGACAGGAGTGAATTACAAAATAAACCCTGAAATGTGGAAATAATATGAGTTATCAAAAGCGAAGAATAGAGGCAGGCGAACATCGCCGAAAATTATCCAATCAAATAAGGGGTTCCAGGAGATTATCAAGTCTTCCTTTTGAACTTTCCCTAGAGAGTAGCTCCGAAGTAGATAAGTTTCAACGTTCACAGGACCGTGATAGACAAAAGGAGTTTAACAAAGAAGTTAGAGATTGGAGTAATAAAAGTACTTCAGCACTCAAAGGATCTGTCTCAAGATTGATAAAACGTAACGTATCACTATCGGCATCAATAAAGGCGAACTTATATTATGACAGAAAATATGCAAGTGAGGTCAATCGTGTTGGATTTTCATTTGTACGTGAAGGAATCTATATTCATAAAGGAGCTGGTCGCGGTCAGGGTGGTCATATCGGCGGACGCTGGATAGATCGTTATGGTAATCAAAAAACACGTGCTGAAGAGAGCGCCGGTAAACAAGGCAAAGGAAACCGTCAGCCAATTTTGTGGTTCGATCCGGTAATTGATAATAGACTCCCCCAGTTGGCAGATTTAGTTGCTGATTATTCAGCAACAATGCAGATAAATGCGACGAATCTATTTATCGACTAACTGTCCTTTGATGTAGCCTTTATTTAAAGGAAATTTGAAATAAAAACATGGATAGACTTACCAAAACTGCCATTATGGAAAACTTTGTTGATAGATTGAAAGAACTGATGTATTTGATTGTCGCTGGAATTGGTTCAGCCCTATTGCCGGTACAAGACATTTTAATTTTACTCTCTATGGGTTTCGTGTTTAATATTTTTACAGGAATAGTCACCGACATACACGTGAATCACGCACGATTTGACATAAAAAAAGCATTCAGTGCAATTACACAGCTTACATTTTACGCCACATGTGTAGTGTTTTTGAATCACGGTGCAAAACTCCTGGATGAACCACAGATGGGTATTGTAGCTGTCAAATGGGTAACAATGATTGTAATATACTTTTATCTCACTAATATTTTTAAAAACGCAAAGCAAGTTTATCCACGTAATTTAGCTATAAGTTTCATTTACGAAATCTTATCTACTGAAATATTTACACGCTTGAAAGAGACAATTGGTATTAAAAATAACAACGATGAGAAAGATAAATAAAATAATAATCCACTGCTCTGCAACCCCTGAAGGAAGGCATGTAACAGTACAGGATATAGACCGTTGGCATAGAGATCGGGGATTCTCGCAAATTGGATATCACTGGGTCATTTACCTGGACGGATCAATCCACAAAGGTAGATCAGAAGAAATTGCCGGAGCTCATGTGGTTGGCCATAATGCAAACAGTGTTGGTATATGCTATATTGGCGGTGTAGATGAAATGATGCGTCCAAAAGACACCAGAACAAAAGAGCAACGAGCAACCATGCGAAGTTTGGTTAGTTCTCTCAAAAATAAATATCCTGATGCAACAGCCCACGGACATAATGAGTTTGCTGCAAAGGCTTGTCCAAGTTTCGATGTAAAAAAAGAATTTTAAAAATATATGAGAAATGATTCTAGAAATATTTTCAATCGTAGTAGTATGCTTATTAGTACTATTATTCTTTTGGCTCTATTATCGCTTATTGGTTGCCGTAGTAAAAGAAATACATCCCGATATGAATTACATACTGTGGGATCTGAGCGAGTGGAACGAGTCATTGATTCAATTCGAATTGTGGAAGACAATCAACAAACAACAGAACGAAGAGGATCAGAAACTGATCAATCATTCAGCCGGATTACTGAATTCGACTCAACAGGAACAGTACGACGCATACAGGAAACGTGGCGGGACCGACAGCGAGTCGGCCTGGTTACAGAAGAGCGATCTGGACGAACTGTTTCCGTAACAGAAACAGATCAGCAGCTCACCATTCGCGATACAACATCAACTGTAACAAGCGAAGTTGTAGAAGTAAAAACAGATTCTCGTCCCATCCAGGGCTTTGAATGGTTTTGGGTAGTGCTCTCCGCAGTACTCGTTTTAACGGTAATAATTTACATAATATATAACAGACTCAAATAATGGTTATAATTCAACAACCGGATGCATTATCGATGTCAGGCAACATGAAGAAATTCATTGTGAGCTCCGGCACTCAGATCACCTTTGAATTGAAAGAAGGTGATACTGTTTTGCTTTCTGCTACTTATGAGCCGGGTATGGATGGGCGTGCTACTATAGATATTAAAGACATCATTGAAAGTCGTCTTAATTATATTATTAAGTATGATAATAGTTATGAGCAAACAGAGTTGGTGAAGTCTTTTACTGCCACAATTGACGGCGTGGCATCTGTTTTCAAAGTTATTCGTTCCGGAGTGGCCAACCTGCAGGATACTCCGGCCAACTGGCTTAAGAATAACTTTTTGACATGGCAGCCACAAAATAAGTACGTCACATATAACTCTCCTGAATGGCTTACTTACTTTGCTCAAACTGCATGTAATATAATGTTGAAGGCATACCTTCCCTGCAACACAGTTCAAAATATTAATCTGGGTGCTTGTGAACCCGGGAAGGCCTTCACTTTTAATTTGCAATACGCACATATAGCAGGTAAATTAAATCAGCAGTATCCCACTCATTTTGATGTGTGGGCAGAAACAACAGCCGGGATAAGACTCACGTTCATACAGCGATATCTTTACAGCGATCCAAAATCTGAGCAGGAGCAGTGGTTTATGTTTGAAAACAGCCTGGGCGGACTTGACACCATTCGTGCTTCCGGTGACATTGATTTCACTGGCCAGCACGATCATAAATTGTCAGTAGTTGATGATTTCTCTGCTGAGTATGATATCGACTCAGAACGCACTTACGACAAGAGTACCGGCTACCTCGATAATTATGAACGCCTCTGGTTACTTGATTTCTTTCCATCTAAAAAGAAATATATTTATCACCTGTCAGCCATACGTGCGATAGTGGTGACAGATAGCGACGTGAAGTATACGTCTTCTGATCTGCCATCAGAGTACAACTTTACCTACAAATTTTCCGATGCTGACACCTCGGTTCTGTTAAACTTAATTCGAAATGAAGACATTCCGGCGGATATAACCATACCAAACCTTGACTCGCCGGATTTTCATTTACCCCCTCGGCTGAGTGAGTACCCGCTAGCTTACCTTCACGAGGGGGTAATTTTTCCTGTGTTTGATCCAAATTCGGAGCAGGCACAGATAACTACGTTCGGCAGATTGGTTGAACGTATTACGCAAGATGTATCGATTGCTGTTAAAGATAAAAGGCTATCGATGCGATTTCAGTTTTCAAATGGTAATTCATTTGCAAATACTCCATGGCAGACAACCGTAACGGTTCATGTCTTCCGGGGCTTTGACGAAATTACTGCCTCCATTCCTGCAGAAAACTGGGATTGGACCAGAGCTACTACTGATCCGATTGATGATAATGCCTGGAATATATCACATGATAGAGTGACAGATACGCTTACTCTTCGCATGGATGATCAGCAGAATGATTTCGGTAATAATATTTTTAAAGACCGTCAGTGTACATTTACTGTAACGGTTTTGGTACCTGACTCAGGAGAAACAATTTCACATACATTCAATTATGCGCCTTACTAGTGATTTAATACGAAATTTCAGTCCGCTCAACAAAACATTTTCACTTTTGGTTGAAGGTGGTGCGGTTACGCAAATATACTACCCGGACAAAAATGAATGGGTACCTGATCATGCAATTACTCCGGTGGTAATTTATCCACGGTGCAGTATCGTCGATCCTGATCAGATACTTCCAAATGGACTGGTAAATAAAGAACTCAGCGGCATTACTTGGCGTGCAAATGGGAGTAGTGTTGCAGGTAACAGCAATTATCAGATAGATACTTCTACCGGTGATAGCCGGGGAACATTGCTGGTAATGCAAAATGTACCTGCAGGTCAGCAAATAGAACTGGAATTTGAAGCTCAGTATTTCGACACACGCACGGGAGACTGGATCAAGTTTGCCGGCAATATGATGTTGAACACCAATATTGCGGCCAATGAAATTATCTCTATTGAGGTTGACAGCCCTGCAGTAGTGGAATATAATCCTATTGCGGATCAGTCTTTATTTAAATTAACTCCGACGTCCAGGCTTGGCGGTGTTCAGATAACCGTTGCTAATACTAAATATTTTCTTAAGATATTAGAAAACGGTATCGAGCGAGAGATTGATCCAATTGATGATCTTGAGTTTCAAAATATCAATGCTGAAGGAGTCTGCACTTTTGACATGAGATTTGTTCCTGAGAAAAAGAACTACAGATTGTATGTTGATTACGTACGTACCGGTGATGCTGTCCCTGCAGCTCCAACTGCACGTGCTGCGCTTATTGATTTTTCTCTTCGTCGCAGATATGAACCTTTTACTATTGATCTGAAAGATTTCGGACCAATACAACCATGGCAAAGGCAGTATTATATAGAGGCAGTAATAATATTAACATCATCCGGCCAGATATTATCAGAGCCTAATCGATTCTTCAATATTGAATATCTCTACAAGCATATAGGAGTTGAGCAGCATATAGCTTATGGTAATAATGCGACGCTTGATATCCCGGCATACATGATCAGCTTTGACTCACAAATATTGCTCGACATTGAGGAAAAAAGTCAGTTGATGGCTTTATCAAATGCAGGCTTTGTTTTGACAGACAATGGTAAGGTACTAGTAACAAATTAGAATTATGAACTACGCAAAAATAAAAATATCATCACTGCCCGATCCGGAAATAGCTAACCGTCGTCTTGCTTATAACGGATATATTTTAATAAATGAAAAGGATGTTGCAGGTTTCCATACAGGCACGTTCGAAGATTTTGTAATTAGCCTGGGCGGCACACTTCTTACAGCACACGAAGCAAAAGTTGAACTTTCAAAAAACAAATACAAATGGTACAGCAAGTAAATGATAGTTTCACCGTAATACTTCTATCAAAAGGAGATTCTCCAACGGTTTTTCTTGAAGCTAATCCGCTTCTTTGGCAAGGCATAAGCTCCGATGGGCTTACAATTGTTCCTGATTTCAAGATACCAGCCAACCAACCGGTAATAAAACCAAAGATTTTATCTTCTCTGCAGTCTGCCTATATAAATATAATCCCTGAGTCAGATCGCTGGTGGTACAATGATCAGGAGCTTACATTTGATGCAAATGGAAATGTAACTGCTCCTACAGCTTATGTCGGACTTTTCAAAAGAGATAAAGTTGCCGGCACACTTAAGGTTATTGACAACCTGGTATCGATGACAAATAAAACTCCGGATACGATTAAATTTGAAGGAGTGATTGAGACTGGTGGCACCACAACTGTAGTTTCTCATACTATTCGCGTGCAAATTGAAGAGATGGCCGGTTCAACATACTCAGGCCAGGTACAACTGTCATCTACTACCATTGATGCTCCGGATGCAGTGATAACTGCAACGGCCAGACTTTTTGCAGCAGCTGCAGAAATAACCACGGGATTTCAAGTTAATTATTATGAAGCGGTGCCACTCTCTCAGAATCCCAGCGGCTGGGTGCCTTTTAAACCCGGGTCCGGCAAAGTAGTTACGATTGGAGCAGTTGATGTAGACAGTCGTCAGCTATTCAAGGCAGATTTCATTGTCAACAGCAATGTAGTGTCCACGGTCATTTTTGCAATTTATGACACCCAGGATCCTTACATGATCAGCATGCCTTTCAAAACAAAATATATCACGAAAGATGAGTCAACCACAGCTACACTTAGTCTTATAGATCGGAAAACCGGAGCAACAGTATCCGGAGTAACCTGGGAAATGTGGCATCAAGATACACTTGGTAGAATAGTGGATATATCCACTCCTGTAGTGAATAACGTGGTTACAATTAAAGGTAGCGATTTAGAACAGCTTAATAATGAAGGTGAAAAAATAGGTTCTATAAGAACTTATATCACAGCAACAAAATAACACTTATGGGTAAAAAATATCATAGTTATTTTGATGTAGGATTAATGCCAAAAGATGGGACACAAGGTGATCCCGGACCCACCTATTATCCTGCCGGGATTTATGATGATACCATAGAATATGTACGTACTAAAATACATGCCCCTTATGTGATAACTTTAAGTGGCCAATATTATGTTCTTGAAAAGTTTGGAATAACAAAGGGTGTAGATCCGGAAACAGACACTACAGGAACATGGGTTATATTTGATTTTATAAAATATGCTTTTTTTGAAGTTGCGATGGTCAACTTTGGAAAGATAGCTGCTGCGGTTTTCTCAGGTAATGTAATGATGAGTCAGTATGGGATTGATGGGACAAATAATTATAAAAACTATTCCGGTGAAGCTGGTGCCTGGCAACCAAATATACTATTCAATTTTTTAACAGGAGCTGGTCATTTAGCTGGTGGTAATATAAAATGGGATGAGTTTGGCAACTCCGTATTCACAGGTTCTATTCAATCTTCAGACCAAGGTAACAGGATTATTCTCGATGCAGGGAATCGAAATTTTAAAATGATAAATAGTTCGGATCAAGAGGTTTACAACTTGACTTTTTATGAAGAGCCTACAGGATTAGTTTCTTACGCCCAACTACAAATGAACCTTTGGCGAAATGGTATAAGAGAGGACTATATGACAATGTCTCCATTTGGTATATCATTTAATAAATGGGAAGGTAACGATCCATGGGATGGTCAATTTTATGCTTTCGGAATGACAATCAGAAAAGGTTGGCAAGGTACCGCAAGTGAGCGTAGTGTAAATATAGAATTGTATGATGATCAATATCTCGAGATGAGAATGAAAGGATCAGTGATCTCAAATTTAGCTTTAAAACCAAGAATTATTATAGGCAGCACTTCTGTATGGCTGGATCACTGGGATGTTTTCGTGACATGCTACAACTCAGCAAATATTAATGTTTACTTACCTTCGTCTCCCTCTCTCGGTGCAATTAAATTCATACGTAGAATGAACGCATCCAATGTTACTGTGATGGGAAACGGTAAGCAAATTTCACATGGAAATGGCTCTATATCATCGTCTATATCAGCTGGTGCAGGACGCGGTGACACGGCTGTGTTTTTTTGGGATGGTCAATATTGGTCATATAATTATTGGGTCAGAGATACAAATTAATTTCAATAATATGAAAAAAATAAACTTTGAAGAAATGGAGTTTTATCTCAATATTGAGAAAACTCAAAAAAGAACACAAAATGTAAAAAGCCAATTTGCTAACGCTATATATGTTGGTGCAACCGGCATTGAAATGCATGCTTTAGCAATGAAGATATATGAGTCAAAGGGTGAGACTGAGTTTACAGATAAAGAGTGTAGTATGATTCAGCAAGTAACAAACCAGTTTACACCTATGTTTATTGATGCAATAAACAACGTTCTCGACAAACAGGATAACAACAAAAATGAAAAATAAAAAATTATGGCTACAGAAACTCAAGAAGTAAAGCTACTCGATGATCTTGCATCATTTGACGTCAACGACAAGTTGATGGTATACAGCAAAAAATACAATAAATTAGGCTTTCTACCTGCAGGTCTTTTAAGCAGCAGTTCCGGTTACGCTGCACGTCGCTGGAATGTAAATAACAGTTCTCCTATTGGTGAAGCAGTCGGAGACATTGATTATCTGAGAAACCTTCCATCCTTACTTGGACTTGGATGTTATTTAGTTGATAACAATCACTCCCGGCGCAAGCTCGATCCTACAAATCACTATAAGTTTGCTGATGGAAATGTAGCCGCACTCGATGGCACTATGGGACATTATATGTGGGGTTGGGGAACAAACTGGTATTACAGCTGGTGGGTCGAAGGTAATTATTACTATGAAGCTGCATCCTTAAAACCAATACTTGGCAGAATGAATTATGCTATACCTGTAGCAAGTATGTCAGCTATTGGCGGCGGTGTTATAGACAGAGATACAGACACACTTGTATCCTATATTAATAATTCAGCTCGATATCGTGGAGGTAACAACAATGCAACACTGGATGGAGCTTACAATACCCAGTTAGGTAGAGCTGCCTCAAATTTATCTGCGATATCATTTAGTAACATGGCTGTTAAAAATGGTCCCGGCTGGAATTCATTATTCTACGCACATCACGCTATGGCAGCTGCACTGTCACGAATAATATTCGGAACACGTCATTTGCAAACAGCTTTTAATCCAAATAAGGATGCTAATGGTTTATTTCAGGGTGGTCTTGGTCCAGGAGTATCAAACGTAAGCAATGCACAATGGGATGATAAGTTTGGCTATCATAGTTTTGTACCAACTGATATAGGAATAGATCTGGCTGATGGATGCGGTGAAGCACCCTATGCTGTACCGGATCTTGATGGTACCACATGGACTAATGTGAATGTTCCGGTATTTTTTGGTTATAAAAACATGTTCGGTCTGCTAAATAAATGGGAATACGGCTTGATTATTGATAAAGCAGCAGACGGTTCCACCGGTGATGTATATATTCTACCAAAATTTTATTCAGAGTTTAATTATAATTCGCTCGCCGGACTTAAAAAAGTCGGAACAATTCCTGCAGGGAAT